AAGGACACTTTGTTAATTATAACAAATAATGATTATGATAGAAAAATAGCAGAAAATTTAATTGAATGCTTGAATGGCAATAAAAAAAGAGATTGGTTTGTAGATCATGCTTATTTTTGTTTACCATTAACAATTGCAAACCAATATGGATTTATTGTAAAAGCAGCATATGATTTTTCTGTTTTTTGGGATGGTGGAAGTTATATTCCAAATGTAATAGTCAAGCATAAAGAGCAAGACAACCAAGGACAAATAATTGCATCTCATTTCGGTATGGGTACATTCACTATACAAAACCCATGGATGGTAAGGACGCCAAATGGCGTAAACACTTTAGTCATGAATCCTCCAAATTTCTATATAGATGGCATAACTCATATGACTGCATGTGTAGAAACAGATAATCTAAGAAGAGATTTTACTTTTAATTTAAAAATAACTAGACCAAATGTATGGATTGAAATAAAAAAAGACACTCCGATAGGTTATATGCTTCCATATCCTAGATATTTTATTGATAAATATAATTTTAAAATAAATGAAGACGGTATATCTAAACAATTGATAGAAAATGAAAGAGAAACTTCATATCTATTTGGTAAAGAAAGAGAAGACATAGACTCAAAATATGCTGGAGGAGTAGGCGGAAGATACATGCGCGGTGAAGATATTTATGGAAATAAATTTGAAGAACATCAAAAAAAATTAAATGGTTGCCCAATGAAAAAGAACTAACTAACCTTACGCATTATAAAGCTTTTCGCAATCTTTTTTATAAACAAAATTAAACTTAATTCTTGTGCCATTAATATCTGAAATTAATTGAGGTATAGCTAGACATGGGTATTCATTTGGTTTATCATAAATATTATTATTATCAATATTATAATGTTTAATACATTTACTTGCGTAAACTGACCATCTAGCTTTATTTTTTAGTACTTCCATTTATAGTATAATAAATAAAATTTGACAAAAGATCAAATTTAATCTATTATAAACCAACATAGTTCCCAAATAGGACAGTTTGTTGATGTCAAAAAATCAACTATCAATCCCTGAGATAGCAATGTCATAAGGGCTGACAACTATTAAAACCTTTATATGTACATTATATGGCTAATAAAGGGAATGTAGCTATAGGCATCGCAGAATGTAGTGATCGAAGCTACCTCTGATCCATAAGTGCGATGGCCCGTTTACTGCTGAGATCGCGGTAAAATTTGGAGTCAAAAGAAAAGTTGGATTGATAATACATAGCTTCAGATATTCACTATCTGGAGGTAAAGCCCTTTTGGATATCAAAGAAAAGTTATAATAAGCTATCCCTTATTTCTAAATTCAACTATAATATCAATCAAACCTTTCTTGATTTCATCTAATCTTTTATCTGCAAAATCTTTAATTTGAGGTATGGTATTTTTTATATTAATAATTTCTTTTTCTGCATCTTTAATTTTTTCTTCTGATACGGTATCTCCATTAATAATAATTGGCCAATTAATAGCTTGAGCTTGTTTTGTTAGTTTTCCTCCTCCAGATATTGGATCTATAGCAATCACTGGAATATTATTTTTTAAACCATAAACCAAACCATGCAGTCTTGAGCTTATTATAAAATCGCAACGACGAACTAGTGCTTCAAATTGAGAAACAGAAGAAATGTTGGTTTGATTTTTTCTTATAGGAGTAGTAATTAACGTATCGAGCTTTATGATTGCATAACCATTGTTTTTGAAATATTTTTTAACAACGGCTTCTATTTGTTGATGTCTAGATCTTTCTTTGTCACCCTGGCCATGAACCAAGGCTAAACCAACTACAGCAACGTCTGGACTACTAGCTTTGAAAACGAATTCTGGATTTTTTACTGTTATGGAATCTCTTGGAATAATAAAATCTAAACATTTATAACTATCTATATAATGAGATTCATTTTTTTCAATTGATACATCTATACCTATTTTTAAACAATGAGAAAAATTTTTACAATATGTGTTTCTTCCAAAAGGTCCACATACATATATTAAAATATCATATTTATACGGATCAATTGATATATTTTTTTTCTTGCTACTTACCTTATCTAAAACATCAAATTCCACTTGGATTTCATTTAGCCAAGAGCATAGGACTTCCATAGCTTGAATATCTCCAAAAGTAGAATTTTTTCCTATGTCACTAAAAGCCCCCATAATAAGAGCTTTTTTTTTCGTGGTCATCATCTTTTCTCAATTAAATGCTGTTGGATGATATCAAAATTACGGTCTAATTTTTTTTCTATTCTGTCGAAATAATCATCAAAAGAATCTTTAGTTACATAAGTCGTAGATACTTTTAAAGCGAGATCTGCAATTTCTTGTTGATGTTTTTTTGATTCTAATTCCATTTCTTTTCTTAGGGTAATGAAATCACTAAATGTTTTATCATTTATATCTTTCATTAAATTTTCTTGTTTATCAAAAAGAGAGAATACTCTAGTGAATAGCCATCCACCCAAAAAGGATAATGCCCCCAAAAGAAGATTAAATACTAGTGTAATATCCATATTCATATAGATATTTACACTTTTTATTATCTATTATAGTTTTAAATCAGAAAAATCTTCGTCTTGAATATCAGTTTTTCTTGCACCAACCTTATAGCTAGATATCTCTGTCTCCTGTGGTGCAACTTGTACTTTACTACTATCTAAATAACTATCATGCCATCCAGCAATAGGATTGTCCTTTTGATTAAATATCTTCTTGTAACCTAAACTTCTTAGCCTACTGTCGCAAAGCCACTTAGAGTAACCGTCTAGAACCTCAGCGTTTAATCCAAGTAAACTGCCATTACTGAAGAGATACTTAGACCATTCACTTTCGTTCTTTGCGGCTTGCTCATAGAAAGCATATATTTTATCTTCATTTTTCTTTACAAGAGAGGTAAAGCCCTCTTTATCTTCTTCTTTTAAGATCTTCATTAAGTTTTGGCTTGTTGCGAAATGCAAGGCTTCGTCTCTTTGAATAAATTTAATAATTTTAGAGTTGCCTTCCATCTTACCGCGATATCCAAAATAGAAAGAGCAAGCAAAAGAAACATAGAACACAAGGCCTTCCATAACATTAATAGAAAGAATTGCATCAAAAATCTTTTGTTTAACATCTTTTTTCTCATCGCTACCAAGAATTTTATCAAAATTATCTCTAATCAATTGAGCACGACTTGTTATTTCTTTGTCTTCCATAATGCTATCAAAAAATTTTGTAGGATCTGGATGTACGTTATTTAAAAGATAAGAATAGGAATAAGAATGAATACCTTCAAATTGAGCCCAAGTATTCATGCATATTTCAAGCTCTGGATTACTGACGTAGTCTTTTAGCGAATGTATACTTCTAGATAACATACTATCGCCAAGAGTTTGAAATCTTAAATTGCTATCAAAAACAAATCTTTCTGTATCAGTTAAATTTTTATAATCGCTTCGATCTTTTCCTAAAGCTATTTCATGTGGCCACCAAAAGTTTTCATTTTGCTTTTTGAATAGTTCAAAAAATATTGGATACTTAAACCTATCGTATCTTTGTAAATTTAAATCCTCACCAAGAAATAATGGTTGTTTAGTGAAATCTATATTTTTAAAATTTAATACACTTTTCATAATTTACAAGCTCCACTAGCACAGTCATCTTCTTTTTGCGTCATAGACTGCTCTTTATCTCCATCGTCTGTATTGTTATAATACAAACTAATTAAACCAAGACTATAAGCATACATTATCTCTTTCATGACCTTACTATCTGGTAAAATATTGTTATCATAGTGACCATAATTATAATACACATTAGTAGATATAGCCATATCAATATATTTTTGGATTACCGCATTAATTCTTAATAAGCCTAAATTGTCTTTAAAATCAAAAGCTAATTCATAATTATGATCATATTTTCCAATTCCTGGAACCATAACTGGAAGTTTGCCCATTTTGCTTGTCTTATAAGTGATAAGGCTACGAATGGGTTCAACGCCATTTGTGGACGACTGAATTACGGAGCTACTCTCGCAAGGCATGCAAGAGGATAACGTAGAATGTCTTAATCCAAATTCTTTAATATCTTTTCTTAACTTTTCCCAATCGAGTGACAGTTTTCTTTTAACTAATTCATCCACTTTATCTTTATATGTATCTATTGGTAGGATACCTTTAGAGTATTTTGTGTTTTCAAACTTTTCACATCTACCCTTCTCTTTGGACAATTGACAACTACTCTTTAAAAGATAGTATTGAAAATGCTCCATCCATTCATCTATTACTGGAAGAGACTTATCTGAATTGTATTTTAATTCATTTTTAGCAAGAAAAGCTGCCAAATTAGTAATCCCAATTCCAAGACTTCTACGTTTTTTTGCAAAATTTTCTGCTGCGAAATTAAAGTAATCTTGAATGTCTATAATTTCTTCAAGGAATCTTACGATTAAATCGCAAACTTTTTCTAAGTCTTGCCAGTTTTTTATCTCTAACATATTAACCGCTGAAAGAATGCACATGCCGATTTCCGCATCTTTATCATGATAATCATTAAGTGGAATAGTAGGATGAATAACTTCCGTACAAAGATTACTCATAGTCACTTTATCAGACCATGCTCCGTGATTATTAGCATGATCTACATTCAGGATATAAATTCTTCCAGTTTCAACTCTTTCTTTTATTATAAGAGAAAATAATTTACGAGCAGAAATTTTCTTTTTAATTTTTAGCTTCTTAGATTCACACTCTTTATAGAGCTTATCAAACTCTTTTGTTCCCCAAGCTTCATAAAGCTCTGGTACTTCAGCAGTATTAAATAGTACAATATCTTCATCTTTTAAAACTCTATCATAAAATAATTTACTCATACCGACCGTATAATCAAGTTTACGAACTCGATTATCATCTGTTCCAGCATTATTTTTTAATACTATAATGTCTTCAATTTCGTAATGCCACCATTGTATATTACAGGTTGCACTTCCACCTCTTAAACCATTTTGTTGCCAAGCTTTTACGCTACTCTCATAAATTTTTAAGAATGGAATTAAACCAGTATGAACGACTTCTCCATTTTTAATTGGCGCACCAATTGCTCTAATTTTGCTAACGTCAATTCCGATGCCACATCTATTCGCTGTAGCCATACTAACCGCTGTAGCGCTAGCTGTAATGCTTTCTCTTGTATCATCAACTCCAATTAGACAACAGCTTGCGTAATTTTTACTAGATGTTCTTACTCCCGCCATAACTGGAGTTGGTAAGTTTATTTTGTGTTTACTGATGGCATCGTAAAATTTTCTAACATAAGATAACCTAGTTTCAGTTGGATAATTAATAAATGCATAGGCGGAAATCAATATATAAGCGAATTGTGGGGTTTCATGTATCTGTTGGGTGGTTCTATTTTTTATTAAATACTTATCACATAATTGTTTGATACCAGCATATGTAAAGATAAAATCTCTTTCATGGTCTATTATTTCACCTAGTTTATTTATTTCATCTTCTGTATATTTTTCTAGGATGATAGGGTCATATATTTTATTTTTTAAACCATTATTTATAAATTCAGAGAGTCTTGGAGCATGCTTCCCTTTCCAAACGTCTTTTCTCAATTGATAATTTAGAAGCCTAGCAGCAACATATTGATAGTTTGGTTTTTCTATAGAGATTAAATTCGCTGCACTTTCAATTAAAAGGCTATGAATCTCATTCGTATTAATTCCGTCATGAATATTTATTTTAGCATTAATTTCGATATCTGTTAAACTAACCCCAGCGTAACCATCAATTGCCCAGTTAATTACTTTATTTATTTTTTCTATATTAAATTTTTCAGTTGATCCATTTCTTTTTTTTACGTTTGTGTTCATGGTGCAATGCGCTAGTAGTTATATTACAACGCATTTAACTGAATGAAAAGAAAATTTTAGAAAACTATTAACAATCTAATCTAGACGACTTTTTGGGTGTACTTTACCTTTTCTTTTTTTAGACCAATCCTTGTAGTATTTTTCTTTAACTGGATCCGTACCATAGATTTTTTTTCTTTTTTCTGATAGTTCGGCACTACGATCAAACATATCGCCTAATGTGCCTTTTTTATTTTTTGTAAATTCTGAAAAATCTTTTGGTGAACAATCTGCTTTTAAGTTTCCTTGAGTATTGACTTCTGGTACAGAAAAAACTCTTTGCCAAGTTACTCCATTTTCGTCTCTATAGACATGATCATCATGAACGGATTGTACGATGTCTATTCTTTCTTCTGTTTTTGGATGTATGTAAGTATATAATGGCATTTATTTTAGATAGGATAAAATATTTTCTATTAATTTTTCAGAAGAAAATTCTTGTTGCAATTTAAGACCATCTTCATTTAATTTATTATTTTCTACCCTTTTGATTGCTAACTCACAACCATTAAGAAATTCTTCTTCATTGAAATCATGAATATTGCCTTGATTATATGGCCCACCTTTATTGAAAAATATTCCATCGTAAGCTTCAATTTTAGAATTGGGTTTTACTAATACGCTATTATTTTCATTTGCCCAAGACTTATACCCATGAGCATCCATTATTATTGCATGTTTTCCCATGGCAACAGAATGAAACTCTGGTAAACCCCAACCTTCTGAGCCACTCATCCCCAGTATAATATTACCGCTATTCAAGAAATCATTATAGATTTTATTTTGACCCATGAATGGTAAAAAGTTTATATTAAAATAAGTCTTACCTTCTAAGGCTTGTGCTATGAGATCATTCTGATCTTCTGGCTTCATAAATGGATTAAAGATGCAACATTGTAGCGCATATTTTTTATTATTGCCAAATTTTTTAGCCCAAAGTTTAATTAACTTTAAGTGATGCTTTCTTTTTTCAAGTTTTCCAACTAAATTAAAGACGATCCTATCATCAACAAAATAATTTTTATCGATCCTATTGAAATTATATTTATCAAACGCCAACGGAATATACTCTACATTATTGCATCCAAGATTTTTAAAAATCTCTACTGTTTCTTTTGAGGAAAAAAGCACTTTATGATTATTCTTTACAGTATTTAATTCTACTTTTGTTGGTTGGTCTAGTTCGTAGAAACTTAATAAGATTTGTTTGTTAGAGTAACTCTCAAATGAGCCATTAAGATGCCAAAGTTTAAATAATTTATTT